CATCAGCTTGTTAAGAGCACTCCTGATTTTAAAAACTTCACTGATCAGGATTTGGCTGAATCCAGCGACTTATATGCTGCTGGCGCATTTGCCATCAGTAGTGCGCTCACCCTGATTGGCAATCTGGCGCTAGACGCAACTAATGCAGAAGATTATGCAGATGAAGATGCCCGGCGTGACCTGGTTCTTGTAAGCCATGTATTGCGTCACCTCCCAAGAATGGCCCAAGCGCTTAATCAGAGTAGTGATTCTGCGGATTATGTACGTACCCAGCGTAACAAAGGAGGCAAGGCATGATCAGCAACGTCAAATTTAACGAACTGACTAGTCGCGTTGATGTGCTGGTGGAGAAGGTCTTGCACCTTGAGGCGCAGATCAAATCACTTACTGATAGCCAGGGAGGAGAGATCCCCCCCGGTATGACCCCGGTAACTACGCTGGCGGCGCAGTTCGGTATTTCCACCAAGAAGGCCGAAGAACTGGCGAAAAATACGGGGGTAATGCTGGTGCGGATGAAATCGGGCGGATTCATTGCACCCGATGAGAAATTCAGGGAGGCGGCGCGACTGGTACTTCGGGCGGCAAAACGTAAATACGGATCGGCGTACTGGTATCACCCGCTGATTGGCAAGTTCCAGATGAGCGGAGGTATCCCTAAATGACAGACACAATAGTCAAACCAGAAGAGATATCTGATGCTCTGTTTTCCTGCGTCTATTCCTGGGTAAATGGTCATGCTATTGATAAAAAAGGTGCGGATGCCGCTGTAGCGCGTCACCGTGACAAGTCTTCACCATATGGGGTTCTGGCACGGCGAATGCGTGAATTCGTAGCCGGCAATGGACCAACTTATGAGGCGTTGTGTGACCAGGGACTGATATTAACTGATAACGGGAAACAGAAAGAAAACCGCACTGCGCTGGTGGCAGAGATTATCGGCGAAGAAGTAAAGCACCTTCTCTGTGACACTGACCGGATTAATCGTGTTTTCCCTCAGCCAAAAACAGCGAAGAAAAAGCGCGTTACTGATGCCGCCACATCCTCGCTCAGTCAGATGGGACCAAGCCAGCGTGGGGAAGTGTTGCTTGACCACTACAACGGGCTTCTGGCACTGCATCAGGAATCTGACACGGTACACCATTACAACGGTATTACCTGGACGCCTGTAACTGATAAAGCGCTTACGCGCCAGATGGCGGCTATTTTTATCGAGGCTGATGCACCGTATTCAATGACGGCCATGAAGAATGCTGTTGATACCATGAAACTAAGTTTGCCGTCGATGGGGGTAACGGCACGGCACCTGATTGGTTTCAGTAATGGTGTATTTGATATCCGGGCGGGCGAATTTCGGGAGCACAGAAAAACAGACTGGTTGGTAATCGCCAGTGAGCTACCGTTCAGCCCACCAGCGGAGGGTGAGACGCTGGCCAGCCACGCGCCGAACTTCTGGAAATGGCTACGTCGTTCTGTGGCCAACAATGACCGCAAAACAGATCGGGTGCTGGCGGCGCTGTTTATGGTGCTGGCGAACCGTTACGACTGGCAACTGTTTCTGGAGGTAACGGGGCCGGGCGGTAGCGGTAAGAGCGTTATGGCGGAAATTTGCACCATGCTTGCGGGCAGGGCTAACACTGTATCAGCCAGCATGAAAGCGCTTGAGGATTCAAGGGATCGTGCGCTGGTGGTCGGTTACTCACTGATCATCATGCCGGATATGACCCGCTACGCTGGTGATGGTGCCGGGATTAAGGCCATTACAGGCGGCGATAAGGTATCTATCGATCCTAAGCATAAAGCGCCATATTCGACCCGTATTCCGGCTGTGGTACTGGCGGTCAACAATAACGCTATGACATTCAGCGACCGCAGCGGAGGGATTTCGCGACGCCGCGTAATATTCAACTTCTCGGAAGTCGTGCCGGAAAGCGAACGGGATTCGATGCTGTCCGAGAAAATCGAAGGAGAACTGGCGGTGGTGATTCGCCACCTGCTAACACGCTTTGCAGACCAGGATGAAGCCAGACGGCTATTGCACGAGCAGCAGAAATCCGAAGAGGCACTGGCTATCAAGCGTGAGGGAGATTCGCTGGTGGACTTCTGCGGTTACCTGCTGGCGTCTGTGGCATGTGATGGGATGTTTATCGGTAATGCTGAGATAGTACCTTTCAGCCCACGCAAGTATCTCTATCACGCTTATCTGGCTTACATGCGGGCCAATGGTCTTAGCAAGCCAGTATCGCTAATGCGGTTCGGTACTGATATGCCTGGCGCAATGTCTGAGTATGGGAAGAAGTACGAAAAGCGGAAGACCAAGCACGGTATCAGGTCAAACGTTACGCTACACGATGACTCAGACGACTGGATGCCATCCTGTTCCGGTACTTCTGAAAATAGCGTGGTAGAGTAAAGTTATAGAATAAGTGTTCACCAGTATTCACCATGCTAAAAAATCTATCTATAACATGGTGTTAAGGGGTGAACACTTATTTTTAAAGTATTCACCAAGTATTCACCTGTTCACCTTTTGAATGTTTTCTGTCCTAAAGGGTGAATGGTTGGGTGAACACCTGTGAACACTTATAACTTTTGTGTTCACCACTTAACATTATGAAATTAAATATAAAAAACATAAAGGTGAACAGGTGAACACTTAAACGTATATTTTTAATTTTTATAAATACGGCTGGTACTATGAGAGCCACCAACAAGATAGAGTGAAAAGCGATATGGACATAATTGAAACTATACTTTCCTGGTTTAGCGAAATGGCAGATGCTTTCCGTGATTCATCGGCTTATCTCACATGGGCTTTTTTTTCAGTGATAGCTGTTTATATGACCTGGATTACCCTTGATGTACAGCGAGAGAAACACCTGTCAAAAGGTCCTGTCAGAGCGCTGGCGTGGGGAATTTCTATCCTTTTCTTAGTTATATATGCAATCAATATAGTTGCTATTGCAAACTTATTTACTAAACCACTTGGGGAAGCAGGGGCATCAATGCTCATAATGGCGATCACATTGATGTTAGTCATCAACGTCTACCCTGTTCTTTCTGGCGTAGTGGCTGGAATGAAACAAAAAAAAGAGAACGAATAATTGTCCATCGTTAACGGGTGTGCCTGCCGGGAACTGTCATTGAACATGTTCGCATATATCCGGTCGCTGGTGGAAATACAGGCTTTATGATCCAATTAGTCGGCGTGGATGATTGAGGAATTTATATGGTGGCGTTGTAAAAAAAGCGGGCCACACCCAGCCCGCTTTTTGACTAACACGAAGAACATAAACGAAACTGTTATCTTTGGAGGAAATAACGAAGTAACAATAACAGAACGTTAGCTGTTGTATATCTGCGTCATCGAACTTTATACACTATTGCACATTATTGCACTCATCTGATTCTGCTTTCACAGTGATAACATTATTGCTGTGACAATTCCTGTATTTTTAATTTTGAGGTAAATCTATGCCAGATTTATATTCACCAGCAACGCTTGTCCGGGTTGTAAGTGCTGAGGATATCCAGAAGCAGCTTAAAACCCTTTTCACAGATTTATTCTTTACCCGCGCGGTAACGTTCGAAACACGCGATATCATCCTGGACACTATCGACGACCCAAATATTCCGATCGCAGCGTTTTGTTCACCTATGGTTGGTAGTAAGGTGGCGCGTGATGAGGGCTATGAATCAAAATCCATCCGTCCGGGTTACATGAAGCCCAAGAGTAGTATTGACCCAAATAAACTGGCCGTTCGCCCGGCTGGTGTCACACCAGAACAATACAGCACGCTCGACACCCGCAATATCAAGATTAAGCAGGCCATTCTTAAACAGTCGATTGCTATCCGGGCGCGTATTGAATGGCTTGCGGTTCAGGCTGTCACTACCGGGAAAAATATCATTGAAGGGGAAGGTATTGAGCGCTACGAACTGGACTGGAATATCAAAACCCAGAACATGATCATTCAGTCTGGTGGTGCAGCCTGGTCAGGTAAAGACAAGGCAACATTTGACCCAAATGACGATATTGAAGCCTATTCAGAACTGAGTGAAGGGGTAACAAATATCATCATCATGGGTGGAAACGTCTGGAAGAAATATCGCTCATTCAAAGCGATTAAGGATGTGCTCGATACTCGTCGCGGATCAAATGCTCAACTGGAAACGGCACTTAAAGACCTGGGTGATTCAGTGAGCTTTAAGGGATATATGGGAGACGTTGCAATCGTGGTTTATAGCGGTCGCTATACCGATGAAGACGGCACCGAAAAATATTTTCTCGATCCTGATTTGATGGTGCTTGGAAATACGGCCCTGCAGGGGATTGTGGCTTATGGTGGGATTCAGGACCCTGAACTTATCCGTATGGGGATCACCAAAGCAGAACTCGCGCCTAAAAATTACATCGTGCCTGGCGATCCGGCTATTGAATACGTCCAGACCCATTCCGCGCCGCAACCTATTCCGGCTCGTATTAACCGCTTTGTCACCGTTCGAGTGGCTTAAGGAGCATTCATGACTACGCATTACACTGAGCTGGTGGCTGGTACCGAGGCGCTGGTGTCTACTCTGGGGATATTTGTTGGTGGTAAGGGGGTTATCCCGGCGCTTACGCCGCTGATGCAGGATAACACCACTGGCGCTCTTGTTGTCTGGGATGGCGTGAACGCAGGACAGGCGGTGTATGTGTCGTGCTTTGCCGTTGATACCGCCAGTCAGACACAGGCGCAGGTCTATAAAGCGGGCGTGATGAATGTTGACGTGCTCAACTGGCCTGAGGCTGTGACGACCCTCTCTGCTAAGGTTGCCGCCTTTGTTGGCTCTGGTATTTCTGTTCAACCGCTGGCACTGGTGTAAGGGGATTACAATGAAAGAAAACAGCCTGATGGCAACTGCCGATGCCCTCTATCCGGATTCTGTTGTGCGCGAGCTACAAGAACTGGCAGACAAGATGAACGTAAGTGAGCGCCTGGTTGATATGAATCAGGTGATTGAACTGACCACACTAAGCCGCAGAACGTTACTGAACCTCGAGGCTCGTGGTGAATTTCCGGCGCGTGTACAGGTCACTGAGGGTCGCAAGGCCTGGTATCTGAGTGAAGTGATTGAGTGGATTAACAACATTCCCCGTTGCTCTGAGACATGCCAGATCCCTGTACCAGTCAAACCAGAAGCTTCGCTATGCCTCAAGACTGAACGAGTTCGCCGCCAGGTCCGTGATGGGAAAAGCAAGCTGGTAGGCTGATCGGACAGGCTCGATTGACCCGGTAATTGGGCGCGGGTCCTTTCGGGAGATCCGGCTTACTACGGGGCGGCGACCTCGCAGAATAGCGCTATTTATGAGATTTTCTGAGATGCTGGTGGTGGTGTTGTTGTTCGTTGTATCAGTATGATTTAGATGGTTTTTATTACTTCAATACACCCACCTGAGCATTAAAAAAACGGTATAAAGGTGGAAAATGGCTCAGCATCTACTGAATAAGAAGAACATGGCAAAAAGCTGTAAGGTCGGTGTGACAGCTTTCGACAAATGGGGCATCGAACCGATACAGCGTATCGGGCGTGAGGCATTTTATGATGTTGCCAGCGTGGTGAGTAACAGGGTTGAAAATGAGCTGAGTAAAATTATGGATCAGGGCGGCGACATTGATGACGCTGAACTGTTAAAGGCCCGGATTCGCCTGACGAACGCCCAGGCAGATGCGCAGGAGTTGAAGAATGCCCGTGAAACAGGCGAGGTTATTGATACTGCATTTGCCACTTATGTCCTTGCGAAACTTGCCGCAGAAATCGGTTCAATCATGGATAGTCTTCCTCTGACAATAAACCGTAAATTTCCGGACATGGAGACTCGCTACTCCAATGCTATCAAAGTTGAGGTAAACAGGGCGGTAAGCCGTGCTTCAACTGTTGCTGACCTTATTCCTGAAATGGCTGAGCGGTACATTGAAGAAAATCAGAAGGGCTGAATACTATGAATCCATGTGCAGAAGTCATGACAACTATCAAACTGAGTGGATCTTTAGCTTCTTTATTCGGCAGAGAACATCAGCGCCTTATCGGTCCGACGCGTGAAGCATTCAGAGCATTATCAGCCACTATTCCGGGATTTGAGAAATTCATGAACACCAGCAAGGCGCG